TATTTCAAAATGCAGAAATCTTTGGTGCATTAGATAACTTAATTGATTCTAGTGGACTTAGATACGCAGCCGCAGGTGAGTATGATGGTGGTGCAAAGGTATGGATGTTAATGGAAACTCCAATGGAAATGACCATTGCAGATGACCCGCACTCAGCATTCTTATTAGCCAGGACTAGCCATGATGGTAGTAGTTCAGTCATTATTAAACCAGTGATTGAGCGTTTGTTTTGTATGAATCAAATCAATAAGATATACAGAAACAATAACAAGTATACTTATACATTAAGCCATACAACTAATGCAACACTATCAGTATCAGAGATTGCTAACATCATACGATTAACATATGATATGGCTAATGATTACACTGCACTAGCAGATACATTACTTGATAGAAAAGCAAGTCATGAACATGCTAAGAATTATTTCAAACGTGTGTTCCCACTACCAACCAAAATAGAGGAAGCACCGTATCACCTGCTATCAACAGGCGAAAAGAAACAATTCAATAATGCAATCAATGCTAGAACTAAATCATTTGATATTTATGCTACCTCTCCTACACAAGAAAACATACGAGACACAGAGTTTGGTATGTGGCATGCAGTTGTAGAGTGGGCTGACTACAATGCTAAGGGTAAAAACCTAGCAGTTAGCACAATGGCTGGTCGTAATGATGCAGTTAAAACCAGAGCACTTGAATTGTTAGGAGTGTAATGGAACATATAACAGAACATAAGTGCCCTTGTTTACCTTGTCGCCAAGATAGAGTAAGAGCATGGGTAGGTAAATTACTTGATGCTGGTATCCCCGCTGATAATATTATGATGGAAATTAACCAGTATGGTGGCAAAGTAATTATTTATTCAGGTAATGAAGATAGAAGTTGCCATCATTTACACAAAGAAAAATGGTGCTATCAATTTAATGATAGGTCATTTGATTTTGCAATGACATGGTGGTATGCTCACGGAGCAAGACAACTACAAAAGGAGATGGCATGACAATGTACTATACAGAACTAGATGGTACTGAACCAACAGTATCTACACAGGTAGGTGGTGTTAAGTACACCTTTACCAATGACTCGCTTACTAGATTAATAGAAGAAAAAGAAACTCTTAAAGCAGAATTATTAGGTGCAGAGCGTAAGTTTAGAAATGCTCGCAATGATGTAAGAGAGTTCTTTCAATCAAGATATGAGCCTGACCAATCAGAAATTCTATGTGAAGTAGGAGATGTTAATGAACTCCTTATAAGTATAGGTACTGAACAACTAACTACATCATGGTCAGCAACAGTCACTATCACAGCCACAGTTACAGGTATAGAAGCACCTAATGCAGAAGCAGCAAAAGATATGCTGAATGATACCTTTGAACTCAACATGTCAGTTGATGGTGATGTATGGGTTGATGATATTACGGTTGAATCAGTATATCCTGAAGCCTAGTGTGATACACTAAATCTTGAGTGCCCTGATTTTGGCTATCTCCTTTCTCAGGGCAACTCATAAATAAAGGGGAGCAATGGCACAGTTAGTAATAGAACGAGATAGATACGGCAGACCACTAGTAGTACCACCAACAGGTGGTAAGCCAGTAGCCTATACACGAGCAACTACAATTGCCAATTCATTAGATGATGCATCAGCATTAGTAGCATGGAAAATGCGGATGGCAGCAATAGGTTTAACCACACGGCCAGATATATTGCTATCTATTAGTGCAGCACAAGAAGATAAGATGGCAGTTAACTCTTTGATTGAATCCGCTATGGAAGTAGCAGGTGCAAACAAAGCAGCAAACATAGGCACAGCCATACACGCACTAGCAGAACGATTAGATTTAGGGCAAGACTTAGGTGTCGTACCACCACAGTGGATACCAGACATTAAAGCATATGAAGAAACAACTAAGATTCTCAACAATAAGTTCATTGAACAGTTCAGTGTGCTAGATAAATACAAGATTGCTGGTACACCAGACAGACTTGTTGAGTATAACGGTGAGTTATTTATTGCTGATATTAAGACAGGTCGAATAGACCATCCTAATAACATAGCAATACAGTTAGCAATCTATGCTAACGGCTTGCCGTACGATGGTGCTACGGCAACCCGTAGTACATGGGGAGATGTAAACAAAGATAAGGCAATCATTATCCATTTACCTGCAGGAACTGGCACATGTAAGTTAGTGTGGGTAGATATTAAAGAAGGCTATAAGGGTTTACAATTATCTATGAAAGCAAGAAAATGGAGAGACCAAAAAGGTCTTTCTTATTCATTCGAACAGGAGAGCAAATAGTGTCTCACTCAGAAGCACCAATCAGTATCACAATCAAAACAGCATCAGGTAGTTTAGTAACAGTCCGTGCAAGCAGCGGAGAGGAACTAGACCAAGTGGTTGCAACAGGACTAGCAGCCATTACATCAGCCACAACAGAACTAGAACAAGCAATTCGTGGCACAGTACCAGCACCTATGACAGTAGGGACAATTGCATCAGCACTAGGCGCAAGCATTTCACCAATGGATAATTCAACTGCAACGCTTAGTGGACGCAACTGCCCACATGGAAAAATGACTGCTATTCAAGGCACTGGTAAAGATGGCTCAATGTATCGTGGTTACTTTTGTGGTGCACCTAAAGGTGCCTTTGATAAATGCAAGAATGTTTATCTAAAGACAACAGATGCAGCATGGAGTACCTTCGTAGCAGAACAGGTTAAGTGAAAACCCTTAGACGCTCAATCAGTAAAGCAGAAGTGGGGGGCGAACCACTGCCCCCTGCTTTCCAAGCATTTGAAAGAGCGGGAATCATACTACGCAGAGCAGAGGTAACAGTAATAGCAGGCACCCCAGGTGCAGGCAAGTCATCAATTGCATTAGCAATTGCTGCCAGAACTAAACTACCAACGCTTTACTTCAGCGCAGATACCAATGCACATACTATGGCTATGCGTTTGATAGCAATGGCTGGCAACATGAGCCAGCAATCAGCAGAATTACTACTAAAAAAAGACCCAGACAAAGCAAATGAAATACTATTACTAAACAATCATTTGTTCTGGTCATTTGAATCTACACCTACATTAAAAGATTTAGATGAAGAAGTATCTGCATTCGAAACAGTATGGGGCAGAAGCCCTACACTTATAGTTGTAGATAATCTTATGGACATAGCAATGGATGGACACGAAGAGTTCCAAGGTATGCGTGCTGCAATGAAAGAACTTAAGTATCTAGCCAGAGATACCAATGCTGCCGTGTTAGTACTACACCATACCAAAGAAGGATTTGAAGGTTATCCTTGCCAATCACGTTCATCTATTCAAGGATTAGTTAATCAGATACCAGCAATGGTATTAACTATTGGACAAATGAAACAAGGAGATGACAACTTCTTGTGTGTAGCCCCAGTTAAGAATCGTTATGGTAAGGCAGACCAAACAGGAAGTAACTATGTTACGTTATCATTTAATCCAGAGTCTATGCATTTAGATGATGTCATGATTAGGTACACAGCACAACAGGAATTACTATGAGTAATCCAGCCAAGGCTAAAGGCAGTAGAGCCGAGGCAGATGTCGTAAAGTGGCTTAAAATCAATGGTTTTCCTTATGCTGACAGGCGAATAGCAGGTGCCCAACTAGACAAAGGAGACATAAGTGGTGTTAACGGAGTAACAATAGAAGTTAAAGACCACTATCGTTTAGATTTATCTACATGGATAAAAGAATTAGAAATAGAAATGAAGAATGACAAAGCATGGACAGGCACAGTACTACACAAACGCAGAGGCAAAGGAGATGTAGGAGAATGGTACGCAACAATGCCAGCAAAAGTATGGATAGAATTAATTAGGAAGATTAATGGACAAGCATGACATTACTGCCTATCTAAGTTACATAGGCGCCACCCTGCCAGCGGAGGGGCATGGTTGGCGCAAAATGCGTTGTCCTTTTCATGGTGATAAGCACGCATCAGCAGCACTTAACTTTGAAGATAAAAGATTTAAATGTTTTGGTTGTGAAGTACAAGGTGATGTATATGATTTAATTATATATAAACAAGGAGGTAATTACAGTGAGGCTATCAAATTCGCAGAGAGCATTTCTCTTGCAGGCAACAGAACAATACGCTCAACACATTCATCTAGCGGAGGAGTACCTTTTAAGCCGTCATCTGTCGGTAGACGAAGCAAAAAAGTTTCACTTGGGGATAGTGAAGGACGCTCTTCCAGGACACGAGAGTTATAAGGGCAGGCTAGCCATACCATACATCACACCATCAGGTGTGGTAGATATTAGATTCCGAACTCTTAATAACAATCCAGATGAACCCAAGTATATGGGTATACCTGGTGCTAAAACCACAATGTTTAATGCACAGACAGTACTAACTGCTGGCAATTATATATGTGTAACCGAAGGTGAGTTAGATACAATAATCTTAGAAGCCAAAACAAAACATTCATCTATAGGTATACCTGGAGTTAATAATTGGAAACCTTATTATAGTAAGATACTAGATGACTTTGAAACAGTAATTGTGTTAGCAGACGGAGACAATGCTGGCTTAGAGTTTGGTAAGAAACTAAGTAGAGAACTACCTAATGTTAATCTAATGCAAATGCCAGAAGGGCATGATGTTAATAGCATCATAGTACAGGAAGGAAAGGAATGGATAGATGAGCGAATCAGAAAATGTTTGGGAAAATGATGAAGACTTCTGGAATTTTGTAGGAGAGAATAAAAGATTAGTTGGCTTACAAATATCTGATGGGCAAGGATTAGATATACTTAATGCACTAAGAGATATATATGTAACAATAGAAGAAGACCCAGAGAGTGCAATGAAAATGCTTACGCTACTAGCCACGGTTATATATGCAAGTAGCATAGGAGAAGGCCAACAATTTACTGATGAGATACAAGTAGCCTCAGCCATGGAACAGTTTGACTCTAGTATGAAGGAGATGTTAAGTGAAGAACCCAAGTGATGTAGATACAATTCTTAATGAGTTGCGTAATATTATGATGAAGAAACAAGAGGACTACGGTCCGTTGAATATTGCCCTCGCTCCTGGCGGGGCAATGAATGGGCTGCGTGTCAGGATGTATGACAAACTAGCCCGTCTAAATAACATGGCTAATAAGGACGCCACGCCCAACTATGAATCTATCGAAGATACCCTTATAGACCTGGCTAACTATGCCATAATAGGACTATTGGTACAAAGAGGACAGTGGGAAGGCATAGAATAGTGTTGAAGATTAGAAATCCATTTTATTGGATAGACAAGCCCAAACAAACTACGCTTGTGGCCTGCCATCGTTGTTCATGGATATATGAAATTCATATGAATAATATAAGAGCAACTAATTATTGTGTAAGTTGTAAATAGATTGAAACAAGATGCATGGGTAGATGAATACGAGTTGCTCGTCTCTACTCTTGCGTCTGAATATTATAGAAAGTATCCAGTTACTGAAGCAGAAGATATAAGACAAGTACTATGGGTATGGTTTCTTACACACCCAGTTAAATATACAGAGTGGTCTAAGTTACCACCTAAAGATAAAGAAAGATTAATTGCTAGGTCACTACGCAATGCAGCACTTAAATATTGTGAACAAGAAAAAGCCCGCAAGGTTGGCTACGACATATCAGATTTATATTACTACGACCCATCAGTTATAGAAGCGTTCCTTCCATCCATTATAGGTAATACATATGAGATACCTAGTAAAATCAAAGACCTTAACTTTAAATTTGGCAAATCAGGTGAGGTAACAGATGGTAACAATTGGCTAGTTCTACGGTCAGACATAGAGAAAGCATTCAACAGATTAACAGAGGCCAAACAAAATATTTTAAGAATCAAGTTTAGTGTAGAGAACTACGAGTGGAGTGACTTAGGTAAGGAACTTAATACTTCTGCTGATGGTGCACGCATGAAAGTTAATCGAGCACTATCTTCTTTAATAAAAATACTAGGAGGATGGCGAACATACAATGAGCCAGACATTATAGAAACTAAAGAAGAAGGCGAAGAACATGAGTAAAGAACCTAAAGGTATAAGAGAATTGTTAAACAAAAAAGATTATAGCAAGTCAATGGACCTAAGAGGTAATCCAATAGGAGACATATGTCTATGTGGTTCAGAATTGTTTATTGCTATAGTAGCCTTTGAAGAAGGAGAAATATGTTTTTACTTCTTAGATGGCGAGTGTGCTGATTGTGGTTCTCTTGTTACTTTATCTACACCAATAGACGAGCATGGAATGGATTGTGACTAATGCCTTATTATGATTTTGAATGTAA